TTGGAAGCGCGCCGGCCAAGTGAAATGGCCGAGCTCCCTCAAGATCCAGTAATGTTTGCGCTTCTTCTTTTCAGGTTCAAATGTAACGAGTACCAGGCGCAGCTTCTGCGGGATGCTTCCAAACGTATCGTTGTCAGGTGGAGCCGCCAGGCTGGCAAGACAACTTGCATCGCTTTGAGGGCGATTTGGTTTGCGATTGTGCACCCGAAAACTTTGACGTTGATTGTGGCGCCGTCACTGCGACAGTCAATGATCATGAGCGACCGTATTCAAGACTTTCTTCTAAGCTTGCCTAAGAAGCAATATCAGCGGACAATTGAAAAGCTGCAGAGAGCTACGTTCCGCTTCAAGAACCGAAGTCGGATCGTGGCGTTGCCCAACAGCCCTCAGCTCCTCCGAGGATACACTGCTAACCAGGTGATCTGCGACGAAGCCGCTTTTTTCCGTGATGACGACATGGTCTTCTACAGTGTGCTGTACCCAATGCTGTCGACGACCGACGGTGCCTTGATCGCCTCATCCACGCCTTGGAGCAAAGACAGTGTCTTCTACCGTATGTGTCAGAATCCAGAGTTTAGCAAGCATATCACTACCTGTGAAGATGTCGTTCGAAACGGCTTGGTCAAGGAGAGTTTTATCGATGAGATGCGGGCTCAGCTGCCGTTTGAACGTTTTCAGCGGGAGTTCATGGCAGAGTTTGTCGAGGACATCGACGCTTGGCTCACGCAGAGCCTGATTGTAAGCTGCATAGACAGCAACTTGCAGCCCTACGATTTTCAAGACGTGCCCAAGGGCGAGTTTTGCGTTGGCGTCGACTTTGGCAAAGAGCAGGATTTCAGCGTGGTCCTCGTTGCTGACAAAGTCGGCACGGCGTTGCGTATCGTGCATGTGCACCGTTTTCCGTTGAAAACCGAGTATGCAAGCGTGATTGGCTACGTGAAAAGCCTGCAGGACAGATGGCAGGTGCGAGCCGTGTACGCGGACATTACGGGTGTCGGCGGCTACATCGTTGAGGATATGGTGCGTAGTGGGATCCAAGGCGTCAACGGCGTAACGTTTACGGTTCAAAGCAAGGAGGAGATGGCCACTATTTTGAGGGAGAAAATGCGGGGCGGCGAGGTGCGGATTCCATACGTGCCCAGCAGGAAAATTGAGGACATTGACTTGACGGCTGAGCTGAACATTGAAAAGTACGAACTGATGAAGACGGGGCACCTGCGGTTCAGTCACCCGGAGGGCGGCCACGACGACGTGTTCTGGAGCACAGCCTTGGCCGTGTATGCGTGTGTTCAGTCTCCGCTGCTTGGAAGGGGCGCGTTTATGCTTCCACACTAGCAGGAAGGATTGAGTAACGACTTTTGAAATGAGAAATCATACTCGCCGAAAAAAGAAGAAAGGAGCGAAACGGTCCAAGTGAGCTTCGTCGCTGAGAGGATCCGCAAGGGCTTCAACAGTGTTAGGCAGGCCGCTGCGAGACTGGTTGCTCAGCGTCAGGTTCCTCCTGATGTGGCTAGGAAGCAGATTGAGGAGGAGGTTCCTGTCAGCTGGAAAGCTGACAACATGCTTTGGGGCTACGTTACCAAGTACATGCTTAGGGGCTCTGGCGCCGGCTTCGTAACTCCTCCCTACATGGCGTATTGGGAGAGATTGTGGGGTGCTACGCCGGTTGAGGATCTTCCGGCTTACAAGGAAACCTACACTTTTAAGCCGTACATCAAGGCCTGCGTGGACGTTAGGGTGAACATGGCCGTTGCGCAGGGGTTCGAGCTGGAAGGCGGCGAGGACCAGGTTCGCGAGTGGCTTATGGATTGGCTTGATGAACGGAATATTCTTGACACGTTGAGAATAATCGGAACGGACATGCTTGTTTTCGGCAACGCCTACTTCGAAATCTGTCGGGACGAGCAGACGGGCGAAGTTGCTTGGCTTAAACCGTTGGATCCAGTGCACATGCGGGTGCGCAGGGATGCGTACGGCAACGTGTTCGGCTACATTCAACTGTTAACCTTTCCTCCAGTCGCCTTCGTTGCGGATGACATCGTTCATTTCTGTTTCGGAGCGAAGAGCTGGTGGTACGAGTCTTGCTATGGCACGTCACTGTTGAGACCCCTCTTGAAGGTGCAGGCGCTCATCGACCAGCTGGAGGATGACATGTCGCTCATCATGCATATCTACACTAAGCCCATGCTTGTGGTAAAGGCTGGCACGCCTGAAAGGCCCTTTTCAGATCCGCAGTTGCAGAGTCTCATGGAGGCTTTTCGCGACAGGAAGCCCGCTACTGACGTGTTTGTGCGTGGAGATGTTGAGGTTACCGTTGTCCAGAGCATGACGAAGGAAGTGAACATTCAATGGTGGTTCGACCACCTGAAGATTCAGCGTGCCGCCGTGCTGGGCGTTCCCAAAATCTTCCTAGGCGAGAGCGAGAGGACGAACAGGGCCACAGCTGACATCGTCATGCAAGAATACGTCACGGAGGAACGGATGTTCCAAGAACTCATGGGCGACACTTTAGAAACTGGCCTGTTCAAGGAGCTGATACGGGAAAAGTTTGGAGAAGGCAAAGAGGTTCCACACGTGAAATGGCGGCCTGTGTGGGAGCCCCTGGTCGACGTCAAGGCCAAGTACATCGCGGATCTTGTCGAGAAGAAGATAATCTTTCCATCTGAGGCTAGACCCCAGCTTGGTTTTCCAGAACAGCCTCCTGCAAACATGCCTGCCGGCGGCGTGTCTGCTGGATCGTCTGTTACTATTACAAGGGAGAATCCTGCTTGAGTTTTGCCTGCAGAAAACTGTGCGGCTATGATTTGAGGAGGCCGCATTTGACCTGTCTGTACTGTCGAGTCCGAAGGTTCTTCTACGGGAAGTTGGACAGGAAACGTTTCCGTTACAACAGGCTCATGCGTGTTGTTATGCCGCAGGATTGTGACACGTACGTCTTGTTTATTGATAAGAGGAGGCGTTTTGCGAAGCTCAAAGCCGCATTCTTGAAGCGGTTGCTCACGATTTGTGAATGGCTTGCTAATTGACTATAGGTTTGTTGTAGAGGAATGTTCTGTGCCAGGTCTTGAAGAAGCAGAAACTGTTTGGCGATACAGAATTGCTGATCCGGGTAAGTTTGAGAAGTTCAGGGTTAAGGAGCTTGGGAAAGGCGTCAAAATCACGGTTGGCAAGGTGAAGGGTAGTGACCGCTGGGAGATCCAGAATTACATGTTTGAGAAGGAACGGTTCAAGACTCGTGAGCAAGTGCGGAAGTGGCTTGACAGGCATTTGAAGGGGGAGATTAAGACTCTGCTGGATTTCAGGGCTTGGAATGAGTATCGACGCAGAGTCGTTAACGCTTACGTTCAAAACTCAGAGTTGCGGTGAGCAGGATGCAGTTGAAGTATTTTGTTCCGTTTAAGGCGCAGGAAGGTGTCGACGCACAGTTTGCTCTGAGAGAGAAGCTCATTAGCATCGAAGGACTCGCGGTCGATACGAGTGTCAACAAGAACAAGTGGCAGATTCCAGAAGAGGACCTTGACTATTTCACTGAAACGCTCAAAGGAGCCCAGCTGCGCGCGGATCATGCTGAAAGCGTTTTCATGATTGTTGGCAAAGTGCCTGAGGCAAAGCGTCAGGGACAGGAAGTCTTCTTCAGGGCCGAGGTCGGCGGAGAAGAAAAGCTCATCGATAAGATTCTGCGTGGATACGTGAAGTATGTCAGTGTCCAGGTTGACAGTGACGCCGTTGAGTGTAGCAAGTGCCATCAACCAACTCGAAAGGAAGGCATGCTTGTTCACTTGTGCCCAGATGCTTGGGAAATCGTGCACAAACCAAGCGTCCGGGAACTCAGCATCGTTGCTTCTCCTGCCTACGAGAAGACCGAGTTTAAGCCTGTCGGCTTTGCGGCTGCAATGAATCAGAACCAGTCTGAGCAGCTCGCAAACCTTTCCAAGTCACTTTGTAGTGATGATGTGGGTTCTAGGCGTGAGCCGCAAGGACCTGAAAACAAAATGAGTGAAGCAAAAGAGGTGAAGCCTATGTCTGAACAGCAAAATGGTCAGCAGAAGGCTTCTCCGCATCAAGCACAGGGAATAGTCAACGTCGCGCCAGGCGAAGGCGCGCCGAAAGAGCTTACGTATCAGCAGTACATCGACCAGTTAACGCAGCTTAAGCAACAGATAATGCAGAAGCCGGGAGCTTCTGACGCTGAACTTAACGATTTGCAGAGTAAGATCGCGGACCTCGAAGGAGAACTAGCCAGAAGAGCAAAAAAGGCGGAGTTCGGAAAGAAGATCAGCGAGTTGTCAAAGAAGCTGGGTGATGAAGCACAGGAAGGCGCAGAAGAGGGTGAAGAGGCAGAGAATGCAGGTGCACAGGTGAAGCATGCGAGTGGGAAGGGCATTGTCGGAGCGATTGAAGACTCCAACCCTGACACTCTGGGAGATTACAAATGGTTCAACGACTTAATCAAGGCTTCGCGGAAGCTGACTAACGCGGGATTCAGGGGTTAGTGATGTCGAATGAGTTACTTTTCGGGTTTTCCGAACCTTGAAGCCAGTGCAGGTGCAGGCCTTGTCTCGGACACTTTCGTCATCACCATGATTGCGGGTGAAGACCTGGTCCCGGGATATCTTGTTGAAATCACAGGCGACTTCACGGTCAAGAAATGCCAGACTCTGAACAGCACGAAAGTGAAGGGCATAACGGTGACGGGTGCAAAGAACGGCAGCCCAGTTTCAGTTGCGTGTCGTGGACTTGTAAGAGCGACGGCCTGGGGAAGCATAGGTGCCGGCGACCAGATTGGGTCTGCAAGCGGCGGCACTTCAGCCGGATTCATAATCAGTGATAACACTAGCAAGAACACCACGATACTTGGACAGGCGTTGCAGGCAATAGCAAGCGGCGGCGTTGGAATCGTAGCGCTCTGGTAAGGTGTCCATGATGAGTTTTGTTCGTGACGCTTTAACATGGGTGGACACTGGGGCAGTAGCGTATCCAGCGTTGCATCAGCACATCATTGAATTGACGATGCCAGCCCTTGTCGTGAAACGCTTGTTGCCTGAATTTCCGTTGGTTGCGGGGCGAACGGCAACATTCACTAAAGAGAAAGGGTCCAGGAGCATTGGTATTAGCGCAATCAGCGAGGCCACTGAGATTCCGATGGATTTCACACCGCTTGACTACGTTACCGTTACACCCTATAAGAAGGGAGAACGGGTTCGTGTACCTCGCGAACAGATTGAAGATTTGTACATTCCTGTGATTGAGCAGCAGCTGAGACGTCTTGCAAGGCGTGTAGCCTTCCAGATTGACAAGGACTGCCTCACGTGCATCGACGGTGCAGCAGCTAATAGCATCACGGCAACGGGGACGACGATGGGTGCGACGGGAACGGAGTTCACTGTTTCAGGCGGAACGGGTACAAAAGACATTTTGAAGGCTGAGGCTATCATAGGAAGCTACAACTTTGTTGCTGACAGTCTGCTTGTGAACCCGATTAACGCTAGAGACTTGAGGTACCTGCCGAATTTCAGCTTGATCTCGCAGTACGGCGAGCCAGTCGTGGAATCGGGTAACCTCGGCAAAGTGTACGGGTTTGACTTTTACGTGAGCAACGTCGTGTCTGCAGGCACAGCGTACTTGCTGAGCACGGGCAAAAACCTAAGCGGTTCATACGCCCCATTGGGATTTTTCGTTATCAAACGGCCTCTGCTTTCGGATTTAGACATCAAAAAAGAGTTCGACTCTATCGATGTTAGCTTGACAACGAGGTTCGCGCCGGTCGTCACATGCGGAGAAGCAATCGTCAAAATCACGGGGTTGGCAGCAACCTAAATTGAGACCTTTGATTCCCAAGTTTCTCGTTCCTGTTTTTTTCTCCATAATTCCCTATTCATAATAGTACGTTATCGAATGAGCAAGTGCGCAAGGCAGCCTCGCAAAAACGAAAAAGGTGAAAAAAAGAATGAGTGGAACAAACGGATTAAACAGGCAATCAATTAACCTTAGCTTTCTCTCGAACTTGAAGTGGTGGCAAGCAACCATAATGTTAGCGGTGCTTCTCGGCGGCCTCGCATTGATTGCTCATGAGGGCGGAAACGTCGATATTGGTTTGCAGTTGCAGCTTCAAGAGTTGCGGGACGAAATCAACATACCCGTCAATAGCACGGTTTCAGCAATGATTAAGCAGGCCTCGTATATCGTCACGGCTCATAGTGGCTATACTTGTTATTTCAACGGTTCAGCTGAAAGTGGCGGAAAACTAGAAAACTACGCTCTCAACGCGAGCACGGTGATAGCAAATCTCTTCGGAAACTTCAGCGGCGGTAGCGTATTCATCAAAAACGTATTTTCCCCGTACATTCTAAGTGTAGGTGCATCAATTCCTAGTAACTGCTCTCTTATCAGTGATGGCGCAGTTCTGAAGCGAGGAGACGGCACGGCTGACATGAACGTTCTGAACCTAAACGGAGTCAGCAACGTGACGATTAGCGGCCTTGAAATCGATGGAAACAACAAAAGCAACACGGGAACAAACCAGTACAAAAACCACGGCATATACCTGAGCCTATGCACCAGCGTAACTATTGAAAAATGCTACATCCACGACACCGTGTACGATGGAATCTTGGACTGGACGGGCAATCCGCCTTATGGGTCAGATCTAGTAACCATCACGCATAACAGAATCGAAAACTCCAACAACTACGAAATGATTGGAGTATCAGCAAAACGCTTCGAGATTTCATTCAACACCCTTCTTAACAGGCAAACAGCCGTCACCACAATGTACGATATCCACGTTGACGAAGAATACAATAACACCGTAGGGAAAGTCCTTGGCAACACCATAGACAGCTACGATGAATACGCAGTTCACTTAACAAGCACTTATGGGCCAGCTGGAACCGTGACAATAAGCAACAACAACATCATCAACAATGTCACGGGAATATACTTAGAAGCATCCGCAGGCAACTGCACCGTTTCTATGAATACTATTCAGAACTGTACTTCCGGCGGAATATTCGTTCTCTCAAACTCAAACAGCATCACCAGCAACATTATTCCAAGCCTGCAGCTAGGCTCAAATAAAAACGCAATAGACATCCGAGGCAACTCGAACACAGTTTCTCAAAACACCATCAGCAACACAGGTGGTGCAGCATACAGCGCCGGCATTTTCATATCAGGACAAGCTAACACCATTTCAGAAAACACGATCTACAACGCGTACAATGGAATTTCAGTAGGCGGCAATCTTAATTCTCTTGTCGGCAACACCGTGAGCATTGCGAGCAACAACGGACTATATTTCGGAGTAGCAGCCTTAACGACGGTAACAGGCGGCGCATTGTATCGGTGTAATTCAGCAGCCGTGATGCTTGACAACGCAAACCAGACGACACTACAAGGCATGACGATTGACCTTATCAACAATCTGGGCGTATACGTCTTAGCTCCAGACAATAACACGAAGATTCTAGGCGGCAGTATTTGCGATACACGAACCCAAGGAATTCTTCTCCAAGCAGGATCCTACAACTGTTTGATCGCGGAAACCACTTTCAGGAACAATTCAGCTCCCTTAAGTAATTCTGCCACGGGAACAGTTGTAAAAAGTAATCCAGGCTTCATAACCGAAAACACAGTTTTGAACATGGCTAACAGCACCGCTACGACGTTCGTGTTCAATCATGGATTGGCAGCTTCTGCAAACAGTGTTCAATGTAGTTTTGACCTTACTATACAATACAGCTGGACTTGGACGAGCACAAGCACACAAGTAACCGTGACGGTGACGCCTGCTGCAGGACAGACTCTCCCAGCAACCTATCATATTCTCAGTGCAGAGCTCCACTACATTCCATAGCCTTTCAACCATTGGAAAAACCCCTTTTTTAGTCATCCAATTTTCAATTCATCGAGGTATTGATGA